CCCTTTCTAGGTCGATCAGTTCGCTCTCATAGCTGATCGAGATTGTGGCCGTGTCGGGTCCGTCTTCGATGGCAGGTACGTCGAGACGGCCTTCAAAATGTAATGCCGGGTCTGCCACGATGGAGCCGCCGCTGAAGAGCGCGAGATAGACGCGGCCGGGCTTCCCAGAGCGCGCATCCCCTAGGGCGGCGGCGAGCAGATCGGACGGGACGCCGGAAAGAGAAATGATCAGCCGAGCCGCCCTGACTTCCGTGGTCTCGTCAGCGCCGGACATGCCCAAGAGCGTGCCAACCCCCGACCACGTTTTCCCGTCCCATGAAAGCGGCCCGATGCCGCTCCAGAGACGTACCCAGCCCGAGGCGAATTCGCCTTCGTATAGCCACGCAAATTCTGGGTTGCCCAGCAGCTGCGTGATGACGTTAGCGGTGAGGTCGCGCGCCATCAGATCGCCTCCACCGCGCCGAATGTCAGACCGTAGATTGATGCCTCGTCTACCGACCACTCGGTGTCATTGGACGCGAGGCGGAACAGCCCGACGGTGCTGGTCGTCACGACCACCGCGTTATCCGCCGGGCTCTCACGCAGCCTCGGCCAGATGTCGAGCGTCATTGCGCCACCGGCGGCCGTGGCGTCGGCCAGCACCTTGTAGAGCCGCGCCGAGCCGCCGGTGCCGATCTGGACGTAATCGCCGCGCTTGGCCGTTGCGCCGCCGGAGAACCCATCGACCGCCAGCGTCTCGCCAGTCTGCCCGGCTCCGTTGACCAGCGGCGTTCCGGCCCATGTTCCGCGCGGCGCTGCCCCGGCTGGATCGCCGAGCAGGAACGTGCCCCATCTGCCGCGCAGCGAGGCCAACATGCCGATCCATTCTTCGGCGTCAGCCCGCTTCATCGGCGGCAGCGATATGTCGGCCTCCCACCACGCGCCCTGGTGGCGGACCAGCTGTTGCTGGCCGGTGAACGGGCTGATCGACGCGCCGACGACATTGCGAGCGCGCAGCGAGATCGACCGGATGCCGGTGGACGGGATTGCGAGCGGATAGGTGATCGGCATGGCTCAGGTTCCCATGGCGCTTGCGAATGTGCCGCCGCGCATGCGCGCATCGGCGACTGCATCGACGGTCTGGCGCTTGATCGCCGGCATGAGGGCGGCGATCTCCGCGCGGACGGTCTGGGCGACGCCGACCGAGATGTTGATGGTCTGGTGGACGACGGTGCCGCCGGTCTGTCCGTTCGGGACGATGCGGCCCGACTGACCGGGCATGAAAAGTTCCGGCCCTTGCTCGCCGACCAGATAGGCGCTGCCCGCCTCGACCGGTCCGCCAAGAGCGCGAGGCCCGCCGAACGGAATGCTGGTCGATCCGCCAGGACCGCGAATGTCGCCGAGGCTGGATCCGCCGAACAGCCCGCCGAAGGCGCTGGAAATCCCGCCCATGAGAAGCGACGCCAGCGGCGTCGTCACCGTCTGTCGCATCACGATGCGCGCCAGATCCTGCGCAATCCCGGCCAGCACGCCGCGCAGCTTCTCGCCGCGCAGGATGGCGTCCTCGAAAGCTGACTGGAACGTGAAGCCGAGATCGCGCGCGAGGTTCTCGTTCTGGCGTGTCTGGCGCTCGATGCCGGTCAGGTATTCGGTCTGCTTCTCGGTGGCCTTGCGGAACGCCTCATCGGATGCGGCGACAAGCTCGTTGTACCGCTCCTGGCTGATGATCGCCGCGTCGAGCGCCTGGCCCAGCAGCGCCTGCTGATCGGCCCAGCGGCGGGTCGCGGCGGTGACGGGATCGAGTGAATTCTCCAGTGCGGTGACATCGGACAAGAACCGCTGACGCGCACGCTCGGCTTCTTCCATCGCTCGAGCGGCGTCGCGGACGGCCTCGGCTTCGCGCTTCTTCTGCTCCTCGAACTCCTCGCCGCTTCGCTTCAAGTTGGCGGTGCTTTCCTGCGCCCTCTCCTGATCCATGATCAAGCGGTCATAGGTCGAGATCAGATCGTTCAGCGCCTTGATCTGAGCCTGGATTGCGGTTACTTCGCGCGCAGACTGCCCCTCGATCACACCGCCGAACTCGGCCGACACGCCGCCAGCGAACGCCGACTGCGTGCCTTCCAGAGCACGCCGCTGCTCGACCAGATCCGCACGCAGATCGCGCAGACGCTCGACGGCGACAATGCCGGGCTGCGCCGGGCTGCCCCGGCCTTTGGCCTCTTCCTGAAGCTTGGCAATCGCTGCCTCAAGCGTCGAGACGGCATCGGTCGCGCCCTTCGCGGACGACGCGACTTCCCACAACTTCAGCCCGATTGCGCCGATGCCGAGCGCAGCACCAGCAATCGCGCCGCCGACGCCGAACATGCCCAAGAACTGCGAGCCCTGCTGCACAAACGCTGTCATCGCCGAGCCACCAGCGGAGACCTGCGAAGCGAAGTCTCCGACCTGGAAGCCCGCCTGCTGCGCGATGCGGCCAAACTGCGACCCCATGCGCGCGGCCGAGTTTTCGGTCTGGCGCAGGTTACGTTGCACGCTGGCGAATGCCGGCGCTGTCTGGTCTTCTGCCTGGATCCCTAGTTTCAGCGGCGGCACGGTCACGACGTTTTCTCCCGCCGGATCTTCTCGTAGGCGATCCAGCCTCGATACTCGTCAACGGACATCGCCATCACATCGGCGACGCGCATGTGGAGCCGATCCGCGAGGCTGTAGAGCGCCATCTCCTCGGGATCGGCCCTTAGTTTCCCGCGCGTTCCTCGACGGTCGCCACGCGCGAAATCTCCGCCGCCATCCATTGCACGATGGAAGCCGGACAGCGGCGCATGAGCGTGTCGCGGTCCTCCAAGGAGAACACCGGCTCGCCCTTCTCGTCGCGCGCTTTCATGATGATCGCGCCGATGAGGTAGGAATGCGGGTCGTCCTTGTAGCGACGCGAAAGCTCGCGCTGCTCCGCCACCGTCATCGGAGAGACGTAGATCGCGTATGCCTTCCCGTCCGGCTGGACGACCTCGGGTACCTCGATGCGGCGCGCGCCCATGTCGGCGGCGCGCGCCACCAGTGCGTCGATCAGCTTCATGGTCAGTTCGTCTTCGTGAGGGTGCCGGTGCCCTGAAACGAATACGTCGCCTCGACCATGCCGTCGAACGACGCCGAGTGGCTGCACCCGGTAACGACGACCGTTCCGCTGTAGGTCGTCGCGGCGGTCGCGGTGCCCTCGGGAAGGAAGGTGACGCTGGCCGTGCCTGCGTTCGTGCCGAGCGGCAGGAACGCCATCTGCGCGTTCGTGTCGCTCTCGTCCCAGTAGCATGTCAGCTGGCCCGACCAGGACTTCATGCCGACCGTGTAGGTGCGGAACGTATCACCCAGGGTCGTGTCCTCGATGGTGTCCTGCACGATGTCGAGCGAGTACGAGCGCAGTTCCGCGACGGCATTGGTGCCGACGCGGACCAGCCCTTCTTGACCACGATGGTTCGCCATTTTGAAATCTCCTTAGCTGGCAGCGGTGGGGTTGTTTTCCGCCGTGCGGTAGGTCACGGCGAACGTGAGGCGGACGACGCCGAGCGGCTGGTCGCCGCCGTCCACGATCTCGATCTCGGTACCGGTCAACGTGCAGTCGCGCGCGTTGCCGGACAGTTGCGACCCGCCGATGGCCGTCTCGACCTCGGCGGCGATGTCATCGAGCGTCTCGTCCACATCGGCCGTGGCCCGCGCGAAGCCCTCGACCACGATCTCGCAGCGGCGGATAAGCTTTGTCGCAACGCCGATGATGACCTCCCGCTCGCTGGTCTCGCCGTTGGCGTAGATCAGCAGCGCGGGCAGCAGGTGCGAGGCGATCGGATAGACCCTCGACCGATAGACCCGCGTGCTGGTCGTGGCGAGACCCGTGCAAGCCGTGACGACGGCGTCGCGGATCGCCTCGCGATGATGAGGCATCAGGTCTTCTCCAGCATCAAGGTGGTGATGCCGGTCCCGTCAGCCTGCACCACGCGGATCGTGTAGTTGGTCGAACCGATACGCAGCGCGTCGCCCTCTTTCGTGCCGCTGGGCAGATCGGCGGTTGCGGCGACGAAGCGCGGCGACGACACCGCGAAAGGCACGCCGCCGCGCGCATCGACGGCCTCGTAGGCGTCGTCGTAGATGCCGGGGATCGTCTTGCCGACTGTCTGCCCGGCAAGCGTGACGCGCGCCGAGACGCCGAAAATATCGACATCCAGCAGCGCGGCGATATCGCCTTCGATGTTCATGCGATGGGCTCCAGTTTCCCGCTCTTCTCCAGGTACTCGATCACCAGCTTGGCGATGGTCTCGGGCCGCGCCAGTGCCTGACACGCCGCAGCCTTGGTCGTCGTGTCGCGGGCGCAGAACGAATAGTTCGGCGGGTGGACCCGGTGGCATGGGTAGCAGCCGAGCGCCAGCGGCTCCGCGCTAGCGGTGTTGATCCAGTGCTTGGTCAGGTTCTCGACGCTGCTGTGCGAAAGCGTGATGACCTTGAGCATGGGCTCGAAAGCCACCGCATTCGCGATCAGGCTTTCGGTCGCGACCACCGCATCGGCCTGGAGCGCGTAGGCCAGAGCATGCCGCACCGGCCACTCCATGCCAGCATAGATGCCGTAGGGCTCGACGCCGAGCACGCTCTCGTCCTTGATGTCGCCGAGCGCCACCGAGTAGATCTTGCGCTCCGCCAGCAGTTCCATCAGCCGCTGCGTGTACGGCCAGTATTTCACCGGCCCGCTGCCCGCCGGATTGATCACGACCACCGGGCCGGGAAGTTCCGCGCGGATGCGCTTGGCCCAGGCTTCCTCGGCGGCGCTGGGGTAGTACCGCTGCAGGAAATTGGTCGTCGGCAGGTCCGAATAGGCGTGGACCATTTCGAGATAGTTGGAGTTCATCAGCCGATGCCGCACGCTCTGCGGCAGGAAGAATTCATAGCTGGTCTCATGCGGCAGCAGTCGGTTCTCGACGCTGCCGATAAGATTGATCCACTTGGTGTGGCGCTTTGCCTGATGGCACCAGAACGCCACGGCCTCGTCGTTCGGGATCACGGTATCGCTGAACACGACGAGGTCATCGATGTTGGGGTCGTGCTTCAACACCGCACCGCCGGTCGGGCCGACGTAGCAGGTGACATGATAGCCGCGCTCTTTGAAGTTCGCGCACACGCTCGACGCCCAGAGCGCGTCGCCGTGTCCGCCGACGCGCACGATGCCGACGCTCTTCTCGGGCTTCGGCTCGCTCGCCTTGTCGCGCTGTCCTTCGCCGATCTTCTCCCGGCGGTACACCTGGAGGAATGAATACTCGTCGTCCTGGTCGCGCGTTTCGTTGACCAGCAGCGTCCAGTCCGGCGCTATCTCGCGCATCGCCGCGACGATGTGCTCGGGCGCGAAATCGTGCTTGTGGTCGGGGTTCGCGCCGGGCTGGCCGATGCGCGGGTACAGATCGCGGTGCGGCAGATACAGCGTCAGATGCCCGCCGGGCGCGATCACCCGCCACCACTCACGCAGCGCGGCCTTGTAATCCACGATGTGCTCCAGCGTGTGCGAGGAGAACACCGTGTCGAAGGATCCATCCGCGAACATCGCGAGCCTCGACGCATCGCTGATCGCGATATCGGGCCGCATGCGGATGCCGAACAGTTTGGTGTCGGTCAGGTTATCGACACCGATCAGATGGGGCCAGACCTTGCGTGGCCCGCATCCGATGTCGAGGCCGCGATTGCAGTAGCGCAGAACCTCGTACTTGATCTTGCTCGCTTCGTCTCCGTTGCTTGTCTCAAGACGCCAAACCATTGGACCTCGCAGGTTAGAGAAGGGGCGGCGCGCGACGGTTGCCCGCCGCGCGCCGTAGTCAGTCAGTCGTCAGGTCAGCTGGTCCAGCATCACCGCGAAAGCGCCCGGCTGGCGGACGCCGAAGTCGGCGAACTGGTTGAGCGTGATCTTCACCTGACCCGTGTCGCTCTTGGTGTAGGGATCGACAACGATATCCGGCGCACCGAACAGGCCGAGCACCGCCATCGACCAATCGGACGAGAAGAACGTCGCCGAGCAGACGGTGGTCGAGGTGCCCTTGGTCAGGTTGCTGGGCACGTTGTTCGTCACGGCGGCGCGGTAGCCGTTGATCGGCTGCGCCCCGTTATCCCAGATGAACGGCAGGTTCGTGCCGCGCTGGACCTGCTTCGCACGACCGCGCACGCGGGTGTTCGTCAGATAGCCAGCGAGACGATCCGGTTCGGCGTTGGCGTTCGCCACCGCGCTCTCCAGATCGACGAAGTGCGACCACGCCACGGTCGCGCCGTTGGTGCCAGCGGCGACGGTCGAGAGCGCCGTGGTGTTGCGCAGGCCCAGGATGTTCGGGGCCGTGCCGTTGCCGTTTAGCGCCTGATTCTCCAGGAGGATCGCAGCACCCATGAGCAGGTCATCGCGGATCATGGGCTCCAGAGCCATCGCCGACTGGATGATGGCCTGCTTGCTGACCTCGACGTAGGCACCGATGCGCTTCGGCGACAGCGTCAGCTTCGCGATGTTCGGGTTTGTCTCGGAAGCCGAGCCGATTTCGGTCAGCATACCGAGGGTCGATGCGACCGACTTGCGCGGAATGTCGATGTTCGAGGTCAGGCCCGGCAGGATGCGAACGCCGAGACCGGCCATAACCATCGCGTTGCGCAGCGCATCGACGTAGAGATCGCCACGCAGGTCGGTGGCGACGAGGTTGCCCGCCTCGGTCGAGGTGCCGACGTTGAAATCGCGGCGGTAGATGTCGAGGGGAATGTAGAAGCCCTCGGGCGCGCGGCCCATGACCTTCGCCACGGCCTCGCTGGCCTCACGCTCCAGGCCCGCGTCGGACCAGTCGCCGAGCACCGCCGCGCGCAGCGCGCGGCCGAGGCTGTAGCGCCGCGCCTCGGTCTTCGTCATGCCGATATGCGCGTTGCTGGTGTCGGTGTGCCGCGTCTCCATCTTCGCCATGATGTGATCGCGGAACTGCTCGACGCTCTTGCCGTTGCGGACAGCGTCCGCAGCGTCACGCGCGCCCAAGTACTTGGAGTACTGGTCGCCGAGGTCGAGGATCGAACGGACGCGCGCGGATTCGATCTCCGCGCCGGCCGGCTGGGTGTTGTCGGTCATTTTCTGGTTCCTTTCGGAGTGAGGTTCCGGGGCCACCTTCGGCGGCTCCGGCAGTTCAGGCTGGGGATCGTCAGCCGAGCGGCCCACGCCGACCGTGGGATCGGCCGGGATAGCCACGAGCGACAACTCGTAGGGCTCCCAATCCGTCACGCGGACTTCGCGCGACCCGCGAACGGGTTGCGCGTCGTGGACCATGTAGCCAACGGAGACATGCCGGCGGATGCCGTCCTGCACATCCCGGAACGCTTCCTCGGCGAGTTCCGACCGGCCGAAACGCACGACAGCGCGTCCGACCTTGTCCTCGTCGATGGAAGCCCGCTCGATCACGCCGATCAGCCTTGACGGATCGTGATCGAGCAGCAGCGCGCCGCCTCCGGCCAGCCGGCCGAGGCGAACCGATTGCGGCGCGTGGTCTAGTACCTCCAGACCGAAGGCCCGCTCGTAGGGCTCCTCGGAGGAGAATGCGATGGGCACGGTGCGTGCCTCGATATCGACGCTGCCACGTTCGAACGTGGCGACGCGGGTCTGTTTGCCCTTCATGCGCGGGGCTCCTGTCCGTTATCGGTTTCGTCTTCGGCCTGGTCTTCGGCCTCGTCCTCGGGGCTGTCCTCGACCTCGACCTGAACGGGCTGATCGCCGAGCACGACGCCAGCGGCGGCGATCTTCGCCTGCTCGTCGGCAAGCTCGGCGAGGATCTCGTCGAAGTCTTGGCCGGTCTTCGCAGCAATGCGGCCGCGCGAGGTCAGCCCGGCGGCGAGCAGCGCCTTCTCCGCCTCGGCGTCCTTGAGAGGATCGACCCACTGCCAGCGGCGGCCGAGGAACGTGCTCGCGTCCGAGAACTTGGCGAACCGATCCGCAGGCAACGCGCGGCCAGAAGCCGGTAGGCGGATGTCGCCGCGCACCAATGCGGACGCCAGCCACTCGCGATAGATCGGCATGACGAGGCTGTCGATGAACCAGCCTTGGAGCACCTGCCACTGGTCGCGCGTCTCGATGGTGCCAGCGCGCATGCTGGAGTAGTTCACCGCCTCCAGGTCGTTCGCGAGCGTGGCGTAGTCGATGTCGAGGCCCGCCGCGATGCCGCGAAGGCACCCCTTCATGAACGACTCGAAATTGGCGTGCGGATAGTCGGGGTTGAAGCTCTCGAAATCGTACCCCGGAGGCAGTTCCCACATTTCGCCGGGCTCGACCTGCGCGGACAGCGAACCCGCGATGTTCTGATCGGCAAGCTGGCCGGTTGCCTGTCCGGCGTAGCCGCCATCCTCGGCGGCACGCTTGAAAAAGCCCATTTTGCTCGCGCCGACGCGCGCGGCGACGACGGCGGCTTCTTCGTAGCTGTGCAGCATGCCCATGCGGATCAGCACCGCGTGCAGCCACGAATATCCGCGCACCTGCTCCGCACGTTCTGGCAAGAACACATGCCAGATCTGATCCGCCGGTATGCGCTCGTAGCCGGGCATCGTCCAGCCCCAGCTTTCGCCGGGATGGGATGTCTTGACGTGATAGGCGATCGGCCTCGACATGCTGTCGATCTCGACGCCCATGCGGATGTTGAGACCGTCCGGCGTGACCTTGTTCAGCGTCTCGTCCAGCCGGTCGATCTCGAGCAGTTGGAGCGCGAAGCCGTTCGGCAGATCGCGCCGGCGCACGATACGGACCAGCGCCTCGCCGTCGCGCGCCACCGCCTTGATGGTCACGCGCAGCAGGTGCGCGAAGGTCATGCGCCCGCCGATATCGGCCGTCTTCTGCCACTTCCACCACGCCATCTCGACGGCGCTGTTGGCGACGCTGTCAAGCAGCCCGGCGTTTGTGAGGGCGCGGACCTGGAGCGTCGGGCCGTCTGCACCGACGATGTGCGTTGCGGTGAGCGAGAGAAAGCGCCGCGCGTATTCGTGATTGTTGCAGAGCGCCCGCGCACGCGCGCGAAGGATCGCCAGACCGTTCTCGGCGTCGCTGTTCGCCGATCCGCTCCAGGTAGCGAGCGACTGCGTCAGCCGGTTGACTGCCGCGCCAGCGAAGCCCGCCGATTGCTGCCGCACCATGCGGCGCGGCGCGGACGCGGGCTTCCCGCCCGCTCGAAACCACTTCAGCGGGTTGAGTTCCATGCGGCGGTCCCTTTACAGACGAACTTGGAGCAGCAGCGGCGACGCTTTGCCGGTGTTCAGCCGTGCGGCGGCTTCCTCGTTGGCGAGTTCGCGTTGCCACATGGAGAGCAGCTTCATCATCTCGCCGAGGCTTTCGAACTCGATGTCGCGGCCAGCGATGCTGTACCGCTTCACCCTGCCGCCGGTCGCCTTGAACGTGGCGAGCGCGGTCCTGAGGTCGTCCACCGCCTTCGCGGCCTGCGTGCGGAATTCCTGCGGCACCGGGTTGGCGGGATTGGCGGTGACGGTGAACGTGCCGCGCCGGACCGTGAACCTCTCGGACGCGCTCTCGACGTAGGCGGTCCAGTTGTAGACTCCGGGTGCCCATCTCGCCGTGTCGCTGGCGTTGGCTTCGATCAGGTGGTCCGCGCCGCTGGGGGTGCTGACGATGTCGTAATGATTCGTTGCGTTGCGGAGCGCGTAGTTGAGCGTCCAGCCATCGGTCGCCAGATAGTCGCCAAGCGCGATCTGCCAGCGCAGCGTATCGCCCGCGATGATCGTGGTCGGCTCGATGGTCGGCGTCTCAGCGGTCATATCAGCGGCTCCGAATGTGGAAGACGGCGCTTTCCTCAAGCGTCTGAGAGTCGCTGGTCGTCACCTGCGCAGTGAAAACGAAGCCTTTGCCCGTCGTGCCGCCGCTGATCCGCACGCTCGCTACCGAGCCGCTCACCGACGGGCTGGTGTGTGTGATGCCGGCGGGTGTGTGGCTCCACGTTACGGCAGTCAGCGTCACGCCGCTGTCGAGCCGGTCGGCGAAGTCGATGCCGTACCTGACGACCTCATCGGCGTCCTTGTCGGGCCACTGGATCATGCTGTGAACCTCACGCGCTGCGGGCTACACGCCCGGCATCTTTCGAGAGCGGGCGACGAGATGTCGAAACGCTGCGACCGATTCGTCCTGGCGCGACCGACGCCACGATCCGGCTTTGGGCCGGGTTGAATGTGCCGCCGATGTCGCCCTGGCCTTCCACAATCGCCAGACCAGCGGCCGGGACTGCTGTAGCAGCAGCCGTGGCCGAGCCCGTGGCCGATGCCGTGGCATCTCCTGCGGCCGCCGTGGCCGTCGTGGCGACGATTGCCGAGCCTGCCGCAGAGACTGCGGCCGCGCCTGCCGCCGCCGTGGCGGTGGCGGGTGCGAGGCCGGTAGCTGCGGCCGAAACCGTGGCCGCGCCAGCAGCTGCGGTCGCAGACGCGGCGGCGATTGCCGCCCCGACCGCCGAGACCGTGGCTACGCCTGCCGCCGCGACCGGGTCGGCCGATTGCACGTTGCCGCCGGTCGAGCCGACGCCCGACACGGTCGCGACGCCTGCCGCTGCGGTCGCTGTCGAGGCGGCGGTGGACGCGCCGACTGCCGTGACCGTGGCAGAGCCTGCCGCCGCGACCGGATCCGCAGCCTGCACCGAGCCTGCGGTCGAGCCGACTGCCGAGACCGTGGCGGTGCCTGCCGCCGCGACCGGGTCAGCCGCCGCGATGGACGATCCGACCGCCGAGACGGTTGCGGTGCCCGCCGCCGGGACTGCGTCCGCCGATCCAGCCGCCGCGCTGTGCCCCAACAACGGCGAGAAAAGGAACGAGAGACCGCTGATCGGCTTCGCCGCCTGCTGCGCGAACAGCGCCGATCCTGGCGTCCTGACGCGCAGCATGTCAGTCTCCGATCAGCGGGGGGCGGTTGGCGTAGGGGTGGGAGGCGGCGAGGGGAATGGCCCATTTCCAGGACAGGTATCCCTCAAGCGCAACGCGCTGGACGTAGCTAAGAGCCACGGGGATCCAGAAGACCTCGAAAATCAGGCCATTGAATTGCTGCTGCGGCACGCCTCCTGGTGCGCCGCCGATATGCGAAAGGCTAGGTTGCCCCTGCGTTGCGGCATACGATCCATCGCTGGCGCCGTCTCTCCAGAAGCTACCAGAATCCAGCCCGTCCATTATTAGAATGTAGGAAACGTTAGCCTGGAGTTGCGAGTTGGCCGAATTGTTGCTCGTTTCCCATGTTCCCCAGCGATCAGAGTTTGGTCCACTGGTGCCATTATTGGCGTTGAGTGAAGATCCAGAACCAGATGAGGTGTCTGTGGCCGTGATGCCTCGATACGCCGTCCCGCCGCCGGTTACGGCAGGCCGCACAGCGGCGGCTAGGGCCATGGACGCAGTAACTGCGGCTGCATTCAGACTTAGAGTATCGTTTGATCCATCAAACGAAAGGGCACTCCTGCCGTTCTGGCTGACCGAAACAAGCGTCGGTTGATTGGCCGGTGTGGACTGCGTAGCGTGACGACCGTTCCCACTTTTGTCCCGCAATTCCGAAACGCCGGTGGCGAAACTCATCGTGGAAATATCGGCTGCATCCCACCAGCCAGCGGGCCTCAACACCTCCGGCGTCCACAACCGCCCCTGGATGACCGCGCTGTCGTAGTCCGAGAGCCCGCGCGGCATCAGACCGCTTCTTCGTTCCAGGGACGGACGTACAACTCGTTGCTGCTCGACGCCAGCGTCACACCCGCGTTGTTGACCAGCGACAAACGCAGCGAGAACGGCGGCAGCCTGACCTGCACGACATTGACCTTGGCAGACGCGCCGCTCGACAGCGGCAGGACGTAGACATCGCCGCCGACCTTGTCGCTCGTATCGGTGCCGTCGTTGAGCGTGACGCGGATGCTGACAGACCCGCCAGTCGATGGCGTGATGCTGCCGAGCTTGAGCGTCAGCAGCGCGTACAGGTCTTTGTTGCTGCTGTTGTCGTAGGTGACAACGCTGCTCTCCGATCCGTTCGCCAACGAGTTCGCGACCGTCGAGAGGATGTTGCTGCTGCGGGTGCTGGGCGTGGCCCATTTCGCGACCGCCATGTCACTTGCCCCCGCGCGCCAGGCCAACCGCCCGCGCGTCAACCGTCACACCATTGGCCTCGGCCCAGGACGGATGCCGCGTGCGCCGCGAGAGCGCCAGCAGCGCCTCGCCCTCGGCGGGCTGAAGGATGTGGCCAGCGACCAGCACCTCCAGCTGCGCGCGGGCCGATGGCCGCGACAGGTCGAGGCCGGAGCCCCGGATCAGTTCGAGGCCCCACCGCACCACCGGCGTTGTTTCGGCCAGCGTCTCCAGGGCGTCGAGGAAGGTCGCGCCGGCGGTCGGCCCAAGCGCATCGAGGATCGAGCCGATACCGATCTGCGTGGGCTCCCAGGTCTCGACCGCCGGGAGCGCCGGGTCGGGCTCGTTGAGCGCGGCAGCAGCCGCCCAATCCGGCAGGTCCGCGAGGTCGGGCTGGGCGAGGCGGTCAGCGAGTGTCATGAGATGCCTCGCAGGATTTCGAGCGTTGCCTCGGTCTCGGCGATCTCGCTCTCGATCTGCTCCAGCCTCGCGGCGTCGCCCAACCGCTCCGATGA